TCAGTTGGGCTGCTGCGGGCACTGGATGAGTGGCAGGAAGAGCGCGGCATCGAGGAGATCGAGGCCAGCAGGTGCTTCGTGGCGATGGCCGCAGCGGTCAACGCCGCAATGGAATGCCTGAGCGGTGAGACGGAAGGGGTGACACTGCAATGAAAGAAGCAATCCTCCAAGCCGAGATCCGTCTCGCTTTAGGGCGGCGCACGGACATCATGATGTTCCGCATCAACGTGGGTAAGTTCCGCCCTCTGGACGGCGGGGCTCGCGTGATTCAGTCGGCGCCGGAGGGAACCCCGGACTTGCTGGGTGTCATTACCCCGGGTCGCGCGTTTGCCATCGAGGTGAAAGCGCAGCGCGGTAAGCAGCGTCAGGTGCAGGCTGCGTGGCAGGTCGCATGGGAAAGACGTGGCGGAATCTATATCTTAGCCCGCTCTCTCGACGATGTTTACAAGGGGCTTGACATAAAACCGTAGACAGCGGTATGCCTGTAAGCCCACAACAACAATACCGGAGGCATACATGGGAGCACTATCCGTCCGTGACCAGACGCACTGGCATGAGATAAGATCACAACACATCGGCGCAAGCGAAGTCGCGGCGCTGTTCGACATGTCCCCGTTCACGACGCTATGGCAGTTGTGGATGGAGAAGTCTGGCAAGCTGCCACCCGAAGATCTCTCGGGCAACAAATCCGTTCAGGCCGGCACCTTCCTTGAAAGCGGCATCGCCAACTGGGCGGCGCATCGTTGGGACATGAAGATCGAGAAGGTCGTCGATTACTATACCGCAGACGACTGTCCCGGCATGGGCGCGTCACTGGACTTCCAGACGGAAGGTGGCCACCCGGTCGAGATCAAGTGGTCGGCCCACGGTGACGGCTGGGAATACGAAGGTGACACGATCACCTGCGCTCCCGACAACTACGTCCTTCAGGTTCTGCATCAGATGGCCTGCACTGACGCTGAGTATGGCTGGCTGATCGCGCTGATACGGAACGAGCCACGCCGCATGAAGGTTCCTCGCAGCGTGGAAATAATTTCGAAAATTAAATCTCATGTCGCGAAGTTCTGGGACAGCGTCCGGGCAGGCGAAGAACCACCGGTGGATTTCAATAAGGACGGAGACGCCGTGGTGCGCCTGCTGGACTTCGTGCCCATGTCTGAGATCACGCTCACCACGGAGCATGCCCACTTGTTCCAGACGTATCAGGAGAACGCTGCGATTGAGAAGGAGGCCAAGGCCAAGAAGGACGCAGCGAAGACCGAGCTTCTGACCCTCAGCATCGAGGAGATGAAGAAGATGAACACGTCGCAGGACAAGGCCGTCGTGAAGTGCGGCGACCACAAGCTGTCGATCAGCACCATTAAGGCGTCGGTCGGCACTGAGATCACGGAGCAGATGATCGGCACGTTCTACGGCGCTCGCTCCGGCTACAAGAAAGTGACGGTGTCAAAATGAAACAAGAAGACGTGATGATGCGGGTAAACCGCGAACTGCTAGGCAAGCTCCGCTCGCTGGCTGGACGCCACCCGCTCAAGCCCACCCTGCGCGCCACGGTCGAGCGCGCGATTGAACTGATGATTGAAGATCTCGAAGAGGAACTGAGCAATGTCAACAAGTAACCTCCCGGCCAAACCGATGGACCGGTTCAAGCAGGAGCTCGCTATGCGCGAGAGCCACCTGCGCAGCCTGCTTCCGCAGGCCATGACCGTCGATAAGTTCCAAGGCATCGTCGTCGCCGCTGTGGCCGACAACATGGATCTGCTGGAGTGCGACCGAGGCTCGCTGCTGAAGGCGTGCCTGAGCGCCGCAGAACTGGGCCTGAGCCTCAACAAGAACATGGGTGAGGCAGACATCCTGAAGGTGTGGGATGGCCGCCTGAAGAAGAACGTGGCGCAATTCCGGCCCCGCTATAAGGGCCTGATGAAGCTGGCCATGCAGTCGGGTGAGGTGCTGAAGATCGAGAGCCGGCTGGTTCACGAGAACGATCTGTTCGAGGTTGTGGAAGGTCTGGACTCCAGCATCGTCCACAAGCACGGCCTGTCCAATCGTGGCGCGATGGTCGGTGCCTACTGCGTGTGGAAGCTGAAGAACGGCGAGACCCAGTTCGAGGTGATGAGCAAGGAACAGATCCTTGCTATCCGTGATCGCTCATCGGCCAAGACCAAGGACGGCAACATCGTCGGCCCGTGGAAGACGGACGAAGCCGAGATGTGGCGCAAGACCGTGGTCCGCCGCGCCAGCAAGTACATGCCGCTCTCGACCGAAGCGCAGCGCGCTGTGGCCGTGGACAATCAGGCGGAAGGTGTGATCGAGGCTGACGAGTACGCCGGCAGCGAGGTCGACATCACGGACTTCGAGGAAGCCCCGGCTGCAGAAGTGCAGGTGCAGAGCCTCGAAGAGAAGCTGGCCGCCAAGACAACGGCAGCACCGCGCCAGAAGAAGGAACTCCACATCGACATTCTGGAGCCGCAGGAAGAAGGCGACATGGTCGATTGGGATGGCTGGTGTGAAGCCGCATGCGACATCGTCGCGAAGCTGACACCGGAAGAGCGTGGCGAGTGGCGAGATCTGCACAACGGCTATCTCGACGAAGCCGAACTGATGGCACCGCGCGGCGCCTTGAAGCTGCGCAAACTGTTTAACTGAGGAGAGAATGAATGGGTAAGAAATACGATCTGGTCGTCAAGGTTGGCGAATACACTGACGGCCAAGGCCAGACCAAGGGCCGCTTCAAGAATGTCGGCGTCGTGATGGATGGGCAGAACGGCCCCTACATCCTGCTCGACCGCACGTTCAATCCTGCTGGTGTCGGCGGCAACGATGGCCGTGAGAGCATCATCGTCTCGATGTATGAGCCCAAGCAGGACGGCGCTCAGCCCACCCAGCAGCGGTCAGCAGCACCCGCTCAGCGGCAGCCAGCACCGCAGCGTCCGCTGGACGACGAAGTCCCGTTCTAAGTTACGGCATCTGTTCGGTCAGGAGGGGGACGTCTTCGTCCTCCTCCTCCTCTTCATAAAACAGATCCTCTTCATCTTGCTCAACCTGCGCTGTACGTCTGGCTTCAAGCGCCGCCTGCAACTTCAGCTTGCCGACGTTGTTCAATTTCATCTCGGGATAAAGCTCAAGCAGCACAGCCTCGCGAAGCGTCTGCGACGTCGGTGGTTTGATTGCCTTGCCCGCTTTGCCGGCATCGACATCCTTCTGGAATTTTTCAACGATCTCTTCCAGATCCTTCTCAAACTGAGAACGGATTCGCTCCGCTTCAGCCACGTTGCCTTTGTTCTCTGCAGTGATTGCGTCGGCTAGCATCTTGCCCAGACGCAGGGTGTTGTTGCGCTCTGCATTGCGCGTCGATTCCTGAATGCGCTTAACTGCAGCGGCGCCCTGCTGCTCACGAGCAATGGACGCAGACTGGAATCCGAACCCACGCGCGAACTGTTCGAACGGCTCCATCTCATCAGCCGGTTTCACGATAGTGCCAAAGCGCGTCCGAACCCCTTCCTGTGGGTACTGCACAAATCCCTTCAGAAGGTCGGTCGGCCCCTTGCCAATGACCGGTGAAATCAATGATGTGTATGCAGCGATTGGCTGGACACCCGTGTTGCGGCGGGCGATGTATTCTTGGAACTTGCCAATGCTCGTTGACAGTGCCGGGATGGCAGAAACTGGGTCGCCCATCTCAGGCAACAGAGACGTGAAGCCGACACGCTGGCCGATGTTCAGGCCGGTGAGCGTGCGTGTCGGGCCATAGAGAATGGCCTCTGCAGCGCGGCGCCCCTCTTCCCCGTTACCGAACATGTCGGCCAGCATCTGCTGCGCCTCCGTTCGAATATCGAGATCCTCACCATTGAGGCTCTTATAAAGCCACTCAAATATGTTGATGGCGTCGTCCCCGAACGGCAGCGCAAACAGCAAGCCGGCCACCGTGTACATGCTGAACAAGACGAACGTGCCAGCCATCTTGCCGCGCGGGCCCTGCTTCGTGAGGTTCCGCTTCAACAGCGACATCAGGTTCAAGGCGTACTGCGAGAACTGGAATGCCACGCCACCAGCGCCGCGCATGATACGCGGCTTATCGATCTGACCGCCCATGAACGTAGCCGTCTCGACCATGAACTCGGCGACTTCGAACGGGTCTGACCCGCGATCCATGATCGCCTGCGCCCGCTCGTCTTCCTTGTAGGCCTCCTTCCAATTCTTCAGGGCAGCTGGATCCTTGGCGTATCGATAAGCGGTGATGAAAGCCGCGACCTTGTTCATCTCCTCCGTGACCGAGACCACGCTCGACCCGTACTGGAAATAGCGCGAGAGCTTCTTTTTCAAAGGACCAGCCTTCGTCAGGCCGATCCCTGTCTCCATACCCATGAGCTCAGGGTTCATCTGAGCGCGCGTCGTGCCGCGCTTGTTGGCGAGCGTCAGAGCCTCCCGCTCTTCCTGCGTCAGGCCGGGGATCTTCGCAGGGTCAATGTGCAGGCCGTAGCCGACTGCGCCCCTGAAGCCCTTCAGAACCTGCACGCCCATGCGATAAACGTCGAGGCCAGCAGACGCCTTCATGATGGTCATCTGCGGCGCCGTGACAGTCCAGACGGACATGGCGTTGACAGCGGACGACGCGATGCTCGCCCACATGGAGTTATAAAAACCAATCGTGCGAGCGCCACGCCACACACCCCACTCGGGGCTGTCGACGTACTTGTCCCAGCTTTCGGCATAGCTCACTTCAGGCTTCGCGGCCTTGCGCTTTAGCTCGTCGAACGCTTTGGAATAATCCTTGCGGTACATACGGTCGGATACCGTCGTCGCGACGATGCGGTTGTAGTCCAGCAGCCGATCCGTGAAGTTCGTATCGTAGCCCGGGATGTCGCGCGACTCCTTCATGAAGCCTGCAATCAGATCATCCATCAGGACGGAGCGCACGTTCTTGTCGAGGTCGGAGAAGAAGCCTCTGGCGATGGCGGCCTGATCGACGCCATTCAACTTACCAACGGCATCTTGATTAAAAATGCCGCCCATC